ACCACATATACCTATACCTATACTATAATAAATAGTTGTTGTTTTACTATAATTTTTAGGATAATATGTATATACAGTCCCATCACCATCAAAGTAACCTCTGATGAAGTGATGTATAAGATCTTTTCTTAACTCTGGAAATTTTAAAACTAATGATTTTCTAGGCATGCATCCAAGCTTTAATAAAGCATTAAACATAATTACGCTAGTTAAGTGTACAACATGTACATCTTTATAAGTTTTTGTTTTAAAATCTCCATTTATAGATTTAATAAATTTATCAATTACTTCTTTATCTTTTACTGCTAATGATATAAGCTTTTGCCCAGTTTTTTTATTTTGCACACATCCATCTGCATATAAAAAACCTAACCAATAAGCTTTTTCTTCATTATCAATATTATCAAAAAAGTGATCATTAAAATTTCTTTTTCTATAAACTGAGTTAGTTCTTTTTACAATATTCAATTCTCTGAGCTTTTTATTAACATAAGCTTCAGAACACTTTAACTGATCTGCTATCTTTTGACAGCTTAAACCAGTATTATACATTTGTATAATCACATTATTAGATACTTGTAACTTTTTCATATTACAAATATACTAATTAATTTCAAATACACAAACATTTTTTAAGAAATTTGGCTGCGGATTATCCAATCTTTGTATCTTTTACCATACCCAGGTAATTATTCTGGCCATATAATCTATTACTAGTTATACTTGGTGTACAAAGCTCTAAGGAACTTCCCGGCAATTTAAGACTTTCTACTATACATTACTGTATAGTGGGACTAAGAATTAATCCATTGCAATATTAGCTAAATCATGATCACTTAAACTTTTGTAATCTGTAAGATGAAAAAACCCAATGTGTAAAAGTTCATGTTTTAATAAACCTTTATGATGATCTGGACTTAAGTTTTTCCAAAATTCTTCATTAATATCCAACTGATAATTTATTCCTTGTAAACTTACACAAGCTGTTGGAACTTTAGTGCTCCATCTCTTGTTCAGCATTATCAGAAACATTCCGTAAAATGGCTCCGTTAACATTAGACTCTTTGATGCTTTTGCTAATTGTTCTGCCTTCATCTGTATTAATTTTAATTGTTAAAGTTTTAATAAGGTCTTTCCCTATTAAAGAACTAAATTCTTTTTGTAAATGCTCAGCATATATATCAAAAAATAATTGCACATCAACTTCATTTACATCATATTTTCTAATAATGTCTACTAAATCAGTAAACGGAATAGGTTTTTTAATGTTAATGCCCATATTTTTTATTGTTTTAACAACTGTTGGTGCATGTGTATCCCATAAATCAATGTGGTTTGTTTTAATGTTTGACTCTTTTGCCAGTAATAAGATATACATTAAGTTATCTTTTAAAGTTGAAGTTTCTAGTATTGACATTGCAACTACTATACTTTCTTGATCCGCAGATTCAAGCATTTGTTTTGTTAAATCAAAATTACTTCTATCTAATCTCATTTTAATCTTCTAGTTTTTTAGTTCTAATCATCCACTCTTTTGGTTCACTAAGATTGTCTAGCCATTCTTTTGCTGATGGCAAGTGGCTGTTGCAATCTTCCTTTACGTGTTGTTCACCTACGTATCTTGTATAAACAGTTTTGCCATCACTGTTTACAAAGCTTGCGCCGAATATCTTTTCACACTCAAAGATTCCCTCTGAGTGGTGCCTAAAAATTCTGTGTTTTGAGTGACCTATCCATGCTTTGGTTTCATCAAACCACTCCTCAATATGTATGTACTCTTCCCATGTTCCTCCCCATCTTCTTGCAGCAGATTTTGCATGTTGTATTGGATGTGCCATTAGTTGTCTTTAAAGTTTCCGGTTAGTGTTGAGTTATGTGTAGTAGTTTCATTTACATAATGATTTCCATAATAAGTACCATCTAGTGTAGAAATGTATAGAGTACCTCCACCGCCTTCATTATTCCACCAGTCATCAGCCTTATCAAGTACTTGATTAGTTGCTTTTCCATCTATAAGATCTTTTAATTCTTGATCAGGACTAGCATAGTCTCGGTCATTGTTTTCTGATACTTCACCATCTTTTATAGTAGTCGTACCATGAAAAAGTAAATACACATCATCAATGCAACCGTCGTCTCCGCCACCAGAGTATTCTATTTTTATATACTCAAATCCTTGTGCTGCTAGATTAAATAGCACGTGTGTAAACCCACTGTCTTTAGGGATTGTTAAACTTATTTTTTCCATGTTTTAAGTATTTATTTTATTCTTGTAGAAACGGCCAAGAATATTACCGTTTAAATACAGATCACTTTCTAGCACGCCTAGTAAAAACTGATGCTTTACCTCCTGGTAAGTCAACTCATTCTTGCTATAGCATATCTTTAGGATCTCTCTCTTGATTACAACACCGTCTTTGTGAGCCTGCTTTAATATATCATTACTACTGTAGTAGTTTTGATAAGAAGTCTTTACAACGCGCTTGTATTTCTTGAGTCTCTTATCAGTAGGCATTGCCTTCTTGCTAAGCTTTGTTTTAGTGTTTGCATAAAAGTTCTTCTTGCCTATATAAGATACAGACTTGCCATCAATAATTGCTGACATTTGATATACAAAGCCTACTGCTCCGTGAGGTATACCGTCTTGGCAAAATACCTTTCCTCCATTAAATAACCAACTCATTTTCCACTCATATTTCTTAACATTTCTACTAACTCTTTTTGCATTAAAGCATTTACCTCAGAGATTATTTCTATTTTTAATTCATCAGTTAATGTCTGCACTGGCAGGGTCATTAACCAGTCTTCAAACTCATTCATTGTAATGCTTGTTTTAAGATTGGGGTTAATACTTGTTTTACTTTCAGGATACCGTAATCTTTACCTGAATCACTTAAGTCTTTAGATAATGGAAGCAACACACCTTTGATACCATATACTTTTTCATATTGTTCCATGGCTTTTACACCTGCAGAATCATTATCAAATAGTGCTGCAATTCCTTTGTACTTTAATTTAAGTGAATCAATAACATGTAATGGTATTAATATATTTTCACTATCTGGAGCAATTGTCTCTGCTTCTTCATAACCTAATTTATCAAAGAACATTATATCTTTAAGAGAACTATTAAGCACTAAATACTTTTTAGTGTACGTTAATTGATCATAACCTTGTATATAATCTCTAACTTTAATAAATTTATTTTCTGGAACCATGGGTTGGTAAATTTTATACAATGTACCATCCGCTTTAAAGTATCCATAAATATAATGCCGGCCTGTAATTGTTATCTCTTGTAATGCACCGTCTTTTTCACGGGACATGCAATAAGATTCAAGAGGCACAACATGATACTTTTCTAGTATCTTTGAGTTTATATGAAATTTAGTCCAAAATTTACCATCTGAACTAGACCATTTTCTTGTAACAAATGATGTTACTTCATATTTGTTTTGTATAATAAATACACGTGATGAATAGTCTTCTTTATTATTACTTAACCACACATTATAATCTTTTATAATTTTATGTGCAGCGTCTCCTCTATTAAATAAAGTAAATAATTTTTGTACAAAATCTAAAGCATCTCCACCTTTGTCAGTGGAAAAATCTTTAAACCTGTAAGTTTTATTGTTAACATTAACAAATAAACTCAAGGAAGGATTTTTATCATTAACATTAAACGGGGATAAAACCATTAATTTTTGACCTGTAAGCTTTTCTGTAAGTTTAAGATAATATTCAAAAATCCATTCTGTTGGCACCTGTGTTAAATCTGATATAATTCCTTTTGTTTTTATCATGGCTTATATAAACAGTAAAAGGGGATCTCTCCCCTTTATACTGTTATTTTTAAATTATTTATAATGTAAAATCTGAACTTGCTGCAGTAGATAAACCTGCTGTAGGTTCATCAGTACCAAATTCACTTACAACATCAACTTTCTTCTTTCTGATATGTTCTTCAGGATTAAAAGTTACTACTTTAGTTTTACCAAATGGAGCACCTGCTTTTGAATACTTAGGAAGGAATAACTCATGGCTCACATAACCATTTTTGTTTAAGTATTCTTTTCCTGCAATACAGAATTCAATTATTTTATCAGCAAATGGTTTTTGATCATTAAATGCTTTAAACAAAGATTCAATTGTATCATGTTTGTCATCTTGATTTTCTAACCAAGCAGTACATTCAAATGCAATACAAATACTCTTTAATGTTTTTAACATCTCTGCATCTCTACTGATTAAGATTCCTGTTTTTGTTTCACCATCTGCAAAAGCCCACTCACTTACTTTTACATCAGCAACTTGACCTTTGTGACGACCTAAGCTCTCATTAGTTTTATCTAACCAGAAACCTTCAAAATCAGCACCTAAATCAGGACCTTCTAAACTCAACATAACCACATATGCATCTGGCTTAAATTTAAAATCTTCTAATCTTACTCCATTTAATTTACAATGTGCATTACCTGGTTGTAATGTTTTAGGAGTACCTGCGTCTCCACCTGCTTTGATGTTTTTTGTATTTAACTTTCCGCTCATTTTATTTGTTTTTTATAGGGTTATTTTATTTCTGTTGCTGTTACATTAATGATTTCAGCAATTGTGCCATCATCATTTCTCTTTATATCTGATTCTTTCAAGAAAGTATCAGCCATTTCTTCTGTAGTATAAAGACCTAATAATAAATCAGAACCTACTCTGTTAGCACCTTTTGCTAAACATCTGGCATATAACATTTCTTTCTTCATTTTCTTCCAATTTTCTTTAGTTGCTAAACCAGCATCTTCAGCATCTTTCCATGTATAAGAACATACTTCTTCAATCCCGTCTCTTATAAACACAATTGTAGTTCTTAAAGTAATAGCTTTTGTACCATCTGGTTTTGATACTACTATATCAGTAGTTCCATCAGCAAATAAATATAAACCATCTTCTTTAGTATAAAACTTTACACCACCTTTTCTTAATAAAGCATTTGTTGCTTTAGCAGATAAACTTAATCTACCTTGAATAGGTATAATGTAATGAAATGCCTGCATTGTAGGAAATCCTAATTCTTTACCCATTTGAGCAATAGTAAATGCATCTTCCACAGTTTTAATGTGGGCTGGTAGCTTCTTTGAATCTATCAAAGTACTAAGAAACTGTTTTAAAGCAGTATTTTCTGAGGTTGTTACTTGGTTGTTGTCCATGTTATTTTGTATTGTTGATTATATCATTCAGCCATCCTTTATGGCTTACTGGAGTCTTTAATAAGATTGCAGCTAGATCTCTGATAGTCATTTGATCAAAAGGTAAATCCGTTGTGGGATCTTCTAATTTAAAAACTAATTCATCATCTTCTATAACATCCACAGGAGGAATAACTGTTATAGCGGATTTAATTAATACTAACTCTTCAGTTGGAACTAAGTATCTAAAATGACCCGTTGTTGTATGTGGTTCAGTTTTTTCATACTCTTCCTCAAAGTGAGCATTAAAACGCCATTTGTATAAGCGTCTTTCCGGATCTTCCGGCACTAATTCTTTACTGGTGAACTCAACGTAAACGTCTTCACCTTTATTTATCTCACTTGCAAAAAATGCAATGTGATGATCTTTTTTTCCATATGGTCTATAAGACATTTTAGGAATAAACACTGCATCTGGCACCCCTATTTCATTTAATAAAGGTTGATGATACTCACGAAGATCCTTAAGAACTCCCCGTTTGTCTTTTGTTTTGTCTGTTGTTGATATACTCATATTTTTAATCTTCTTTCTTGTGTTGCAGGTGTTTCTGTTTCAATTATCCTCATTTTATCAAATTCTGCTTTAAAAAAGCTCATTCTTGTATCACCATTTCTGCATTTTAAAAAGTGAATAACCAACACCTTATCATTTTCAATGATATATCTGTCTGGACCATAGTATCTGATTTTTTGTTTACCTGGTCTATTGATTCCAACTAGCATATCAGCATGTTGTAACAAAGCATCAGCTCCAAATAAATCTGATTCAAGAATGTAATTACCATATTTACCATCTTCAGCTCTTTCAGGATTGTCAATATTCCTGTTTAATTGGCTAAGAATAATAAAAGCAATTGGGTATCTTCTTTTTAAATAAGTTAATGCTTCTCCAAGAGCATTTAAAGTATCATGTTTGTCTTTTTCATAAGCTGCTTTCTTTAAAAGCAAACTATGATCAAGTGTTATAATTGTTTTTTTATAACTTTTCTTAATGATTTCTTTTTCAGCTGATGGGTCTGCACCTTCTTCAGTAGGCTTTTCCTCAATAACTGCATTAGATTCCATGTATTCTGCAATGATTTCTTTAAATTCACCTACAGTACATGGTTCTTCTACAACATCAATTGGATACTTGATTCTTTCTTTTGCATACTCATAGCACATCTTAAGTTCATCAGTAGTTAATTTGCCATCAGCACTACATAAATACTTGTAAGATTTACTTAAATGACTTGAATATTCACGGATTGCTGAAGTTCTTGCAAGCATCTCAAATTGAAACTCTAACACCCTAAAATCTTCACCTGCATTAAGCTTAAAAGCTTCACGTATGATTTGATCTTTAATTAATGTTTTACCGCTGGCTGGCCTTCCACCAATTACAGTAGTAGAATGCCATTCAATTCCATCAGTACTTGCATCATTCCATTTTTCCCAAGGGGTCTTAATACTTTTAATTTCCCCTTTCATTCTACCTTGCAGATAAAGCAATGAGTCTTGAAACCCAACACGTTGATCTTTCCACGCTTTATTTTTCTTTATATTCATTGGTTTAAATTAGGGGATAGTATTCCCTGGTTAATATTAACCTTTTATTTTTTTGTTATGTATTTGGGAGCTTGACTTCTTAATACAAATATAAAAAGTTTACTCTTTATAAGCAAGTTTAAACCACTTTTTCTGTAAAATGTGTATCATCTTGTTCAATGTTTCCATTCTCTAAATTAGCACAACAATTGGCTAATTCTGATCCCCAAGTTTTATCTGATTGTTGTTTTCTTATAAAGTACTGAGATGTTTGCATATACATAAAGTTGTTTCTTTCATAAGAATCAACATATATTGCTGTAGCTTTTAATATTATATCCCAGCTATAATCATGTGTTTCAAAGAACCATTTAAAACAAGTTTCCAAGTTCTTTTTATCTGATCTAGCTGATTTCCCACTAGGTAATTTACCTTTAGGAAATAACAGAATATACTCTTCAATTTTTAACATATGATTTTGACCCATAACTTGTGTATCTGTCTTTTTCTTATGTACTTTAAAGAAAGATTCAACTTGATCAATTAATAAATGTGCAGCAGGGCTGATAATATAAGCATTCTCAACTTTGGTTAACCATTTATCATTTGTTAAGATTCTAAGTTCCTGGTGTAAATTGATATTAATTGAGGCTTCATTCTCCCGTAGGCAACATAATAAATAAAATTGATTAGGTGTTAAAGTTTTTTCACTTATTATGTGAAACATTTCCATTATATCTAAATCTTTTTTTACCATATTAGTGTGTTATTAAATTAGCATGATTTTCTCTAAGTACAAATAATTTGTCAGTAGCTCTTGAGTAAGCAGTATACTTTATCCTATTTCTTTCAAGTGTTTTCCGGTTGCAATCAATGTCATCTTCTAAAATTAATACATTTTTATAAGTTGAACCTTGAGACTTATGAGCTGTAATTGCATAATTATAACTCACATTTGCTGACCATTTGACCATATTAAAATATCTTACCCAATCTTTAGCTTGTTTGCTTTTTACAGCATGATTTCTAGCATTGTCTAAAACATTTTTATATTCTTGAGCACTGTCTTCATGTATTACATTTATTGTATTAAAAAATTCTGTATCTGGAAAAGA